TAACAACGTTGTTGTTTTCATCTATTTGAGCAAAATGTTTCATATTATGATACCGTTAAAGTTCCTGATACTGTAAATGTTGCAATCTTATCACCGTTTGGTGCTGTTGAAATTGTATTAGTTCCAGGTGAAACTGCAAAAGTAGCTGACGCTGATCTAAAAATAGCGATTCCTGATCCTCCAGGGCCTCCACCTGCTCCGTCGGCTGCAGCACCTCCGCCGCCACCGCCTAGGCCATTAGTTCCTGATCCACCTGTTGTTCCTTGAACGGCACCGCCATTTCCGCCACCGCCTGTTCCTCCAGGTCCAGGAGAGTTATTGTGGATATAACCGCCACCTCCGCCACCTCCAGCGTAAGTTGTCGATGATCCAGAAATATCTACAGCGTATCCATTACCACCAGTTCCTCCAGGGTTATCTCCTCCAGCTTGTGACGCTCCTCCGCCTCCAGCTCTTGGGGCAGGGCCACCACCGTCGTTACCTTCAGCAGGAGTAAATCCTCCCTCATTACCAGTTCCAGGAGGGCTACCGCCTCCACCAGATCCGCCTGGTGTTGCAGCAGGAGAAGATCCTCCAAGACCTCTTCCGCCACCTGTCGTCAAAAAAGTTGTAAAGTCAGGACCTGCAATAGAAGTATTTCCACCTTCAGACGCAGCTCCTCCACCGCCTCCAATTGTAATTGTGTAATCTTGTGCAGCTAAAGATAAAGGAGAACCTGAATCGAGAGATCCACTTCCATAAGAAGTTCTTAAACCTCCAGCACCACCTCCCGAAGCATAGTTATGGCCACCGCCACCACCTCCAGCGACGAGTAGATAATCTACTTCAATACCGCCTGCCGCAGCAGTTAGTCCGAATCCTTTACTTGATCCAGCACCTCTAGTAGCTAATAATGGCATAATTATTTTCCTCCCTAATTATTATGCAAACTGTGTTACAGAAGCTAAAACTGTAAATGCAGCGTCTCCTGTTTTAATAACAGTATAAGAGTAAACATCAAGGGAGTTAATGTTTCCAGCAGTTGGAGCTGATCCACCTTGCCACTCAGGTGTTACACCTGATCCATCAACTTGAACAGCTGAATTGTAATAAGCTGTTCCACCTTGTTTTACTATGTGAGCTACTGTTATAGATTCTCCAGCGTCCATAATACTATTTAAAGAATTTGATCCATCACCTCTAATATTTAATGTCCAGTTTCCTGAAGCATCAGTAGTGAAGTTCCAAACTGCTTGTGTAATTACATCGTAGTTTACTGTTCCTGTAGCAGCCGTTGCTTCAGTCGTAACTTTTTCAGCAGTTTGTTGAATTTTTGCAGCACCTAAAGAAACTCTTCCTACACCTTTTCCAGCAAAACTTAGATCAATGTTGGAATCACCACCTGTTGCAGTAACGCTTGGAGCGTTTCCTGTTGCAGCGTTAGTTACATCAATTTGGTTAACTGCCGATGCTGTAGTTTGGAATGTAATTTGTTCATTACCGTTTTCATCTTGTATTCCATGAGCATCATCAATTTTAATGTTGTTGTCATTAGTATCTAAATCTCCGCCAAGCTGTGGTGAAGTATCTTCCACGATATCTTTTAAGAAAAATACATCTACTGCGTTTGTTCCGTCAACATAAATTACGTGAGTTTTACCTGCAACGATTGTTACACCTGATCCACTCGTAGTTTTAAAAGTAAGCGTATATCCAGCTCTTGTTGTGCCGTCTTTAACGATGTATGTTTTTTCGATTCCGTCTGGAACATTTACAGTTCTGTTTGCTGCTAAAGTTCCTGTTAATTGAAGTACAGCATTTCTTGCATTAGATAAAGTTGCATTAGTCATAGCTAAAGTTACATCTGCTGATGCAACATCAATAGCTTCATAACCTGCAATTGCTTGTTGTACTAAGTTTAAATTTGTATTTGTTTTATCGCCCCATGTACCAGAGTTTTCCCCTGTTACCATCAGCTCTAATTTTAAATCTGTTGAATAACTTGATGCCATAATTTTTATCCTTTTTTATAATACCTTAATTTTATTTCTATTACGCTGCCTTGTCAACAACCGTCCAAGTAGGAGCAGTTCCTGGATCTACAACAGCCCATGCGTTTAAACCTATTGTACCAGTTGAGAAGCTACTTGTCACTCCTGTAGGGTTTACAAGTACACTTAATCCAGCAGTAGGAACACCCATTACTGACGTTAATTGTATACCTGTAGGGCTAGCTATTGTATTAGGTGTAGCGTCTTCATTTCCAAGCGAAACGCTTAATTGTTGACCTGTTAGAGTTAAATCTGCATTTGCAGTTATAGATATTGTACCCGTAGTAGAATTTGCTTGATTTCCTGTAATGTCTGTATCTGGTGCAGGGTCAACTGTTCCTTCGTTTGCAGTCATTGACATATCAACACTAGCTTGTCCCCAAGATTGAGCACCCCAAGCAATATCAGCACCCCAACCTGGAGTAAATAAAGTTGTTACATCTACATTTACTGAAATGTCAACATCTGTTACAGATATTCCACCCCATTCAGTTGTTGATGCTCCCCATGTATCTTGACCCCAAGATTCTCTTACTCCTGAGTCAACAGTTAAAGATTGTCCTGTTAAAGAAACTGTTATCCATTCACCTTCTGCACCCCAAACTTCAGTGCCCCAATCATCTCTACCCCAACCTTGTTCATTGTAAGCTAAAACTGTTCCTAATGATGTTGCTAATTGAACACCTGAAGGCATTGTATCTGGTGCTGGATCTACTGTACCCTCTGAAATTGATAAAGTTGATAATGGATTTTCAGATAAGAAAACCTCTGTTGCAATTGTAATACTTACAGAATTAACAGTAGAATTTAAATTTTGAGATTGTGTTATAGGCGCATCATTAAATATTCCAACATTAACAGAACCTACTCCACCCCATCTTGTGTTGTAGTCATTCCAAGTTCCTGATCCCCAAGCATCTTGATTTGATTCTGATGAAATAGTTAATTGATTTCCACTTGCAAGTACATCACCAAAAATTCCCCAAGCGTTTTCACCCCATGCTTCACCGCCCCAACCAGAATTTATTTCTCCGTTGATAGTTACTGAATTTAAACTTGCACTTAATGAATTTGAAGAAGGTATTACGGTTCCATAACCGTTCCAAATGTTTGATCCCCAAGTTGATCTACCCCAACCTTGGTTAATTTCACCTTCTGCTGTTTCTGTACCAATTGAAATTGTTAATGAATTTCCTGTAAGTGTAACATTGTTATCACTTAGTTCACCCCAAAGATTTTTTCCCCAAGCCTTTCCACCCCATCCTTGTTCAGGATAAGCTAATGTTCCAGCTTGAACGGTTACACTTGGTTGATTGCTACCACCATAATTTAAAGATCCCCATGTAGAAGATCCAAAAGCAGTGAGACCTGCTGACGATACCTGTACTGTAATATCTGCCATCAGGCCTCCTTTTTAAATTATGCGATTCTTAATATAGCGGCACTCGATGTAAAGTTTGGAAATTGTATTGTAAAAGTTCCAGAAGTTGCAGTTTTATCAGCACCAAAATCTAAAACACAAACTGCTTTGTTAGCTTCAGTTGAGTTATAGATTAAAGCACCTCTCGCAGTAAGTGTTACTCCTGTGAAAGATAAATCTGCAAAGTCTACGATCGCGACTCCGCCTGTTGCTAATGAAGTTTGTTGTGATGCTAAAGTTCCACCTTTTGCAGCATACTGTCCAGAAGCCGAAACTTCATTACCTGTAGTGTAAGAAGTAGTTGCTGAACTTAATGTTGCTTGTGATGTGTATAATGCTAGTTTAAATACGTCGCCGCCATTTTCTAAATCATGAACTCCCTCAAGGATTTCTTTTTTAAATGAATTGGCTACTGCTTGTGTAATTGCCATGTTAATTTCTCCTTATAAATTTTAATTGTTCGGTGAAGGTGAAGGTATTTTAACCCTTGGCACCCCGTCCGTATACTCATCTCTACGTCTTCTGCCCATTTGCTCCAACGCAAAACTTTGTATAGATACATTATACTTGTCTGAATAGATTTTGTACATATCCATAGGGCCTTTTAAAAACTCGTAAGCTTGAACCATTACTGCGTTAAATAATAGGTCAGGAGCATTTTTTGACACATAAGTTTCTGTATTTGTAGATGATAAAGCATCTGGTGAATATATATAACTTAATTGAACTTGATATTGAGCATCAGGGGTAGGAGCCATAATTACCGTATCCTCTTTCCAATTAGCATAATATTTTGGAACTCCTGTTGATCCAGTTGAATTAAATTCAAAAATAAAACTTGTATCCCTTTTGTCTAAATATTCTTTAGTTGTTGGTGATTGTGTAGAATCAAATACTAACATTGATCTTACTATGATAGATGTTCTTGTAGATGAAGTTGCTGGAGAACTTGGTAAAAGTAAGTAAGGCGAACCAATATTTAGGTTAGCAGTAGCATATTGTCTTGTGTAGTCAGCATCAACTTCTCTAAAAATACGAAGCTCAGCATCTCTAATCATAGACTGTAAGATTGAATCACTTAAAACAGAACTACCAACTTCTGTGTAATCTCTAACTTTTTGTAATAACTCTGCGTACGTCATGATATACTAATTGTAACACTCCCTACTGAAGAATCTACTTGTCTCTTTTTATTTTCTTCTAACGGGTCTTCAGATGGTTGCATTCCGTTAGATGTGAATTGACCTGGCCAATATTGTGGATCTAAATAAACTGTTACAGGTGCTGTTCTTTGAATCCTTGCATTGTATAACGCTTCAGGATCTGCCATATGTGGCTTTGGATCTAATTGTGGATGCTTAGCTTCAAACTCTGATATAT